CATCTTAGTGTTTAAATGGCCTTTTTCAACTGTATTAAGTGCAATCTCAGTATAACAAGAGATCATTTTCATGGCTAATTGTACTTGACTCATTTCTAGAGAGAAAAAAAGCACATTCTTAGTATCAGATAGATGACTTGCTATATTAAGTGCCAATGTAGATTTTCCCATAGCTGGTCTACCCGCTAATACATTGAGTGATCCTTCTCTAAATCCATTAGTTAAAGCATCTAATGACTGAAATCCACTAGAAAGACCAGTACCAAATTTATTGACATCATCTATGTAATCTATTGTTTTTCCTACAATAGTTTTCATTGAGTCTTGGTTTTGATCAATTAATTCAGACTCAAGCGACTGTATCTGATTAACTGTATCTTGATAATTGTTGTAATCAATCTTAAATTTAAGCGATTCAATATCGTTGTTGATACGACAGGTGCGAATATGATTAGAATATACACTAATATTTTCTGTACCTATACATTCTTCCATCATAGTAGCTAAATATGGAAATCCTGTCCAATCTCCACTATGATTACCCTCCCTATCGATCCAGTTTCTTAAAGATAAAGGATCAACCTTTTCATCTTCATCAAGCATATCTAGGATATACATATATAATAATCCTAACTCATCATTGTTAAAGTCTGAGGCTATTAATCCAGTACCCGCTACCTCGTCAATGCATGTTGGATCTAATAAAAGGCCACCAATAACGGCTCTTTCTGAATCAGTAGAATCTGTCTTGCTTTTTAATTCTCTGCGTAATACTTGGTTTTGCATTTGTTACCTCCGTTTTTTTATAATCTTCAGGATCATCACTACCATGATGTTCATCCCATATTTCATCTGATCCATTGCCAAATACCTTAACAAAATCTGCTTTGCTAAAATATTCAACCTGTTCTTCAGCTTCTATTCTTAAGTTTCCCATTTTGCTCATACATTTCTCCTTTTAGCTTTAAGTTTAATTTCTTTTCTTTTTCTCTCTCTAGTAGACATTTCCATAATAACTTTGTAGTTTGGTGCAAAAGGAGTTACTTCTCCCTTAGAAACTCTTTCAGTTGAAAGTGTTCTAGTTTTTTTCATACATTTCTCCAGTTAAATTCCTCACCATATGGTTTGGATTGTTTTTTATCTTTATCTTCTAACATCATCTCCCAATTACGGCCATTAATAAATGTTTGTAAATGAGGAATGAATCTTCTTTCTGTTACATCATGATCTAATTTTAAATCTGCAAGAACTGGTAGAACTTTCTTCCAATCTTTATGCTTCTTTCTAAAATTAGTAAATTCTGTGTCTAGGCCTCGTTTTTTACCTAAGTATCTAACCCTAAACTTTTCAAACAATTCTTTTTCTTCAGGAGAAACCTTCTCTTTCTCTTTAGGTATCTCTTTCTCTTTAATGTCGGTATGCATTTCCGTATGTTCGGAATCCCGTAAGTACGAAAAAGGATATATATGGAACTCGTTACTTACAAACCTATTCTGCTCATCTTTTATTCTTATCACCTTGTATAAGCCTAACTCTCTTAGGCATTTCATAGCCTGTAAGTATTTAGATCTTCCTATATCAAAATGATATCGGATCTGATCTTCCAGAACTACCCAGTTTTGTGGTTTTGATTGTAGATAACACCATATAGCTAATGCATCAGGGTTATCAATTGATTGAACGACCTCCCTACTTAACATAAAGTAGGGTAAGTCATTCTGGTGAGTATCTAATTTATGTATTGGCATTATTAGATTTTAACATGAGTTTCACCAAAGGATCAACATACCAATTATTGGCATCTATCCAATTAGTAATGTCAATCTTTAATGGATTGTCTGCTCTACTTAGATCTCTAACAGGTTTAAATACTATTTTTGGATCAGAATATTTATTTAACCTAACTCTAGCAGTAGGAATGCTACAACCAATTCTTAATGCTAATTCATGAGTTGTAATCTTACGGCCATCATCTAATGTATACAGCTTACTCCAATAACCACCATCCGTTCTTTGGTATTCAATACCATCTTCTATTTTAGTCATGATTAAAACGGAATATCATCTTCAGGATCTTGTGAAACATCTTCCTGTCTGATATGCTCTTGGGGTATAAAAGATGGTGCTACCTGCTGTTGTGGGGCAGTACCCTGCTGTTGTTGATCTGGATCTTTTACATAGAACTTTAACCATTTACCATATTGACTACTTTTAATATAGGCCTTTAGTTTCCATACCTTGCCTGTTTCATCTTTAAAAGTGCCATAGTAATCTTCTCTACTATTATCTTCTTCAGATCCATCGTTAGTTTTAAATTTACTTTTAAATAAACTCCCTGTATTGGGATTGTTTTTATCTTCCATAATTACTCCTTGTAATAAAAAAAGGGATCATATCGTTGATCCCCAGTACGCTCTTAATCGATCAAATGCAAGGAAGTGGTATATGAAGCCACCGAACAACCAGTAAAAATTGGAGGTAAAAACTAGCTGTTCTACATTGATCATGGTAAGAGTACCACCCCTAAAACCATATTATTTACCAAAAACCTGTTCGTAATAGTCAACCATAGGTATATACCTAGATGTTTCTATTAACTTGCCACCCTCATCATGGATATGATCCTGTAACCATTCCCATATAGTAGTAGCTTTTTCAAGATCACCAGTTTTTTTAGCTTTATCTATCTTAGCCTTGATCTCATTGATGTGATCTCCCCATTGCTGAGTTTTAGTTTTGTCTTTGGTTCTAGTTGCTCTCTCACCATCATCATCATGAACTTCAAGAGAAAGCATACTCCAGAGTGCGTATCTACGATTGTAAGTTATGGAACTGCCTAGCGACTGGCTGTCCTCTTTAGCCATTATTAGCCTAATATTAGACTCAATAAATTCTTCAGGATGATCCACCAAATAAATTCTAGTGTTTAATAAATCAATTCCATCCACATACTGAACAGTTTGCACATAACCCATACCCAATTCATATAGAACTGGTTTTATCGTATCGATTATATTGTTAATGTTAGCGTATTTATAACTTAGGAATTCGTTCTTAGATGTTCTTTCTACCTGATCTACCTTGCCACGAAATTGCATCATAGCTTTCCAGATAGTAGGTTTAGGTGATGTAGACCAAGCTACATTTTTTGCATTTTCTGTATCTAGTTTTTTTGCCATATTCTTCTCCTGTGTGTAAGAAATTACATTATACCACCACTTAGGTTAAAATATGTATATAATATGATTGTAAGTTGTAAAAAATATGCTATTGCTATTAACTCTAAAGGGCGATAGCATACTCTTTATAACTAGCAAAGGAAAATAATATGTACCCTAAAAATGATACAAAAGTAAAGTATTACAAAACTGAAAATAAAGTAAAAATTGAAATGGATCTTGAAGATTACAGAATTTTACTTAAACTTAACAATTTTTTACAAGATCAAATTAGTATGATGCATGAAACATCTACTATCTACCTGTCCGACTTGGGCAAATTTGAGTCATATGAGTTAAAAATGGCTCGTATCTTAGACTTTAGAAACATGGAAGGCCACAATCATTTCTGCGATTATGTTCTTAGCAACGATCCTAGAGCAAGAGAGGAGAAAGCATAATGGGTACAGAAAAAGATGTTCTACAAGAGGCCTACCATACTCACAGTCAACAATTAGCTGAACTTAAAAACTTAGTATTACAATACATAGAAGTTGATGATGACTTTAGCTTTAAATTTGATGATATTAGAGATTTATTAGAAAATCATTTAAAAAATTCTGAGTTATCGTATGAGCCACCTGAGTTTACTTGTGATGATTGTGCTTGGCCTGATGGCACACTAAAAAGTGGTGTTGGCTGTTGTTGTGGGAGGAATGACTAATGATGGCACAAGAAATGTTTGAAGAAAACAAAGTGTTGGAGAGTCAAATTGAATCTTTAAAATCATTAATAACTGATCTAGATGACTTTTTAAGAGAATGTAATCCACAATCAGATGAAGATGATAGAAGAATCGGCGAACTTCAAGAGCGTATTAGAAATGTTGATGAAGATGAAGATGAAGAAGAAGTTTGTGAAGAATGTCGTTATATATTAGAAGATTGTGAATGTGAGGATTAAGATTATGACTGAACTACAATGTATTAAATGCGATCATAAATTTACAGGTGATGTTTTTAACTATAAACTTACATATGATGAATGGTTAAAAGAGGTTAGATGTAAATATTGCAATTCAAGACAAACTATTACTGTTAAACCTTTAACTGTATTCCAAAAATACACCAGAAAATGGGAGTTTAGAGGGCGAGATAAGACCAAACATAGGGTTAAAGTAATTAATACTCGGTTAGTTGATGTCGATGACTGTGATATAGATACTAGCGATTGGCCTGATTTATGCGATTCTTTTGTATCTTCTGCGTATTGGTTTGATGGTACATTATTAGAAGATGAAGAATTAGAACACCTCAATGAAGATAGAGATTTTTGTTACGAGGCATTTATGAATCATTTATATTAGGAGATTTTTATGACTGAAGAATTTGAAGAAGATTTAGAAAGTTTAGGTGAAGATAGGCCTTTAAGTGGTTACGCTAAATCGATAGCTGAACAAACTGATGAAGAAGTCCAGACAGAACATTGGAATAGAGAGAGGCTTTCTGAATAAAGGATTACATTATGCAAACTAATAAATTAATAGAAAAAGTTAATTGGTATGAGGAAGATTTACATAATTTTTATGATACTGATAAAGATAATAATGGATATATCTATGGCATTTATATTTATAAAGACATAGAATATAACCCCTTCCCTGAAAGTTTAGAATGGTTTAAAACAAAAACAGAAAGAGATAATAAATATAATGATTTATTTTAGAACTAAATATCAAATGCACAAACAACAATTAGAGGAGGAAAATATGGCTGATCCTGATTTAGTTAATTTAGTTAGATCTCATTCACAATTGTTAGAAGCAATAGAATATATGGCTGAACAGCTTAAACTTAATGTCAATGAAGTTATGTTTAATCATGTTAGTTTAAACGCTAAGATGGTTAGGAAAATAGAACAAGATCCAGATCCTGATCTAGATCTGGATGATGACGGAATTCCGATCTAAAATTAAAAAGGCTTTCACAGGCCTTTTTTTTGTTATAATAAATCTGTGATCAACTGGATCACTTACTGGAGAATTATATGAAAAGTGTTAAAACTAAAAGAACAGAACACAACGGAACAGAATACTGGACTTGTTGTTTTTGTGAGGAAATCTTTACAGGTTTTGGAAATAATCCAGATACCCATAGAGATGATGATGAATGCTGTGATCATTGCAACAACTCGATAGTTATACCATTGAGAATGGATGCATTATCTTTCAGCTTCGACAGGGGAACAGCTTGAAGATCTTAGCAAGTATCTTTAGACTGTTAGGTTTTGTAATGTTAATATCAATAACCATTAGCTGTGTTTATATGGCTTTATGGTTTCACCATTACGAGCCAATGATCCATTAGTTACTGGAGGTGTATTATGAAAAAATTTTGATTAGCTAGATAGAAATAAGAAAGGCTCTTAATTGAGCCTTTTTTTATGGCATAATAAAAGCGTAGCTAATTTTGGCTACTTTTAAAAATGGAGAATTATATGAACTTACATAATTTAACGAAAGGTGAAAAATTTATATACGAGTGGCAATTCAGATTGCATGGATCATTTGATACTGCTCTGGCTGAAGCACTTTCTATAGCTGATGGTAACAATCTCAAAAGGTTAAGTAAGGGATTCCCTGAGTATGCTGAAGCTATGAACAGCTTTCACCATGATGAGGGATGGTGGTTTAATGTTCTTGATACTGTAGATGGTGAAAATTATCAAGTTGTTGAAAGAAAACCCTCTGGAGCGATTGTATGATAGTTAATAGCGAATATCTGCACCAACAATGTGAGCGTGTCGACTATGTAGGCACTATTGCCTATTATGATGGCAAAAATTACTTTAACGACTTTGGGGAGATCTTAAGAGATCTCTCTGAATACAATATATCAAGTGAGGGTTATACTCCATTTGGTGATGAACATTATTAGGGTTTAATTAGTTAGAGAACCAACAAGAACCCCCAAACTCTGGGGGTTTTTTTTGGAAGTTAAAATTTTCACTTCCAGATCACAGATCAAAAAAACTGGTATTATATTTTTGTGATCAATTGGATCACTAACAAGGAAAAAAATATGAAAATTAATAAAAACTTTAATAATATGACAGATCAAGAAAAATGGGATTTTGTACACGCTCATGGTGGATATGTCAGCCGTTGGGGTTTGGGTATTGATATAGATCTGGAATCTTTTAAAGATATTCAGGGTAATACCTTGACTATTGATACAGATTTTGCAAACCACATGCAAAAGTTAAAAAAGATCGCAAGGCTTGAGGAGGAGATCCGACAGCTTCAAAATCAGATCTCAGATCTGAGATTTATAATAAAAAAAGATGGAGCATAATATGAGAAAAATAACATTAAAAATAGCAAGATCACTCTATCAGGGTAAACCTTGCAAAATATCGAATACTTATACAGATGGTGAAAAAGTATTCCTACATGACAACCTGATCGCATTCAAGCGTGAAAATGGCCTTTCAATCTCTCTTGCTGGATGGCCAACAGTAACCACTAGAGAAAGGATCAACGGCTTGCTTAAATACTTTTATGAAAATGATGATCTAAGGATCTACCAAAGGTATGGAGATCAATACATCAGCACTAAAAGGGGAGATGCTCAGATCCTTGATAATGTTTTTTATGCATTCAGATATAAGCAAGGAAAGATCAGGATCACAGATCAAGGCCTAATCCCTGAGGCTGAGATTGATTGCTTTTTTCCAAGCGTAAAAAGGAGGGTTTTATAATGTTTATAGTTGATGATCAATATACTGGAGAGATCCATAAGTTTGAAACACAGGATCAAGCCGTTGAATTTTGCCAAGAGCAGGACATTATTTACTACAGCAGGGCAATTGAATACCTTGCTGAAAATGATGCTTCTCTGGTGGATTCTCTGGCGTTGGCTCATGAGTTTGGATTCACTCTGGACAAGCTGAACAGCGAAACACTCGCCACGATCCTATACCAACACAATTTACTAAATACTATTGAGGAGGATCAAACACAATGAAAAAGCGTTTATCTAGTTTCTTCATGGGAATTATGGGAGGTTTCATTGCTCTCTCATTATGGGCGTTTTTACTCATTGGGTATGTAATGATCCCTGATCTGATCTGAAGATCAAAGGAGGTAATATCTGGGGGCTTCAATGCCCCCTTTTTATTGTCTGATCCTAAACAGAAGAAAGTTAAAGATCTCTAAGCTGTAGATCTTAAAAAAACAGAAGAAAGTTAAAGATAGATCCTAAGATCTCCAGATCAACAAAAGAAGAAACTTAAAGATCTGATCCGATCAAGTAACTGGATCAACTGATCAAGGCCTGAAATCGCCCTAAATACTAATGATTATTAAAGATCTATAGTAAGAGATCAATATAGATAAATACTAGAGAGAAAGTAAAGATCAGATCCCCAGATCTGGGAGATCAAGATCAAGCGATCAATAAGATCATAGAAAATATATATATCCCTCCCTTTTATTCTCAGATCCTGAAGCTGTTTTTAATTTGGAAGTTAAATTGAAAGCAATTCTAAATATTTACTTTTTAGGATCTTGTTTTTATTTAGATCATTAGATCCATAATCTTATTATAAAGCTCTATTTACTGCTGTAGACCGCTATCTAAAAGGGTTTAGGTATATATAGACAGTTTCCAATTTTAAGATATTATGTTAAGTATGGGGTAGGGAGGCTCATTTGATTTTGAAAAATATATTTGTACTATCCCACCCACAAAAAACAAAATTTCAAAAAAAAACCATTTTGAACTTTATATGTGCTATACTATCCATATGCAAAAACCAAAAGGTAATCCAGCACTTGTTAAGGGTATGACCTCTTTAAACCCAGCAGGCAGACCTAAAGGCTCTGTAAACAAATATACTGCGTTAGCACGAGAGTTAATGTCTGAGAAAAGTGGTGAGATTGTACAAAAAGTAATTGATAAAGCTATGGATGGCGATGTACATTGTTTAAAGATGTGTATGGACAGAATACTGCCTGTACAAAAAGCAGTTGACTCTAACAGAACTAAAAGTGATGCTCAAGTAATTATTAATGTAGCTTCTATTGAGTCTATAGAACAAAAAGCAAGTGAATATGATGAGGCTGAACTAATAGAGCCTGTAGAAAAATCAGATGACGAGGTAGTTGTTAAAATAGATTCTACACCTATGGCCGATAAATTCGATGGCTGAGTTAAACATTGATTTACACCCTGCACAACTTGAAATATTTCATTCTGATAAACGATTTAAGATAGTTGCTGCTGGTAGGCGTTTTGGCAAGTCCTACTTATCTGCTTGGATTCTTCTTATTAAAGCAATACAGTCCAATTCTAAAGATGTGTTCTATATAGCACCTACTTTTCAGCAAGCTAAAGATATTATGTGGGCGATGCTTAAAGAACTAGGTAGAGATTTAATAGTACAAGCATACGAAAATACGGCTGTTCTTACTTTGATCAATGGTCGTAAGATATACCTGAAGGGATCTGACCGACCTGAAACACTTCGTGGCGTTGGACTTGCTTATGTCGTGCTTGACGAATACGCTTCTATGAAACCTCAAGTTTGGGAGCAGATTATTCGACCTACACTAGCTGATGTTCGTGGTGGTGCTTTGTTTATAGGAACGCCCGCAGGAAAAAATCACTTTTTTGATTTGTATAAAGATGCTTTGGAAGATGAAGATTGGGATGCCTTTCAGTTTACTTCTACAGACAATCCTTTTTTGCCAGCAGAAGAAATAGAGGCTTCTAAGAAAACAATGTCCTCTATGTCGTTTAGGCAAGAATTCGAGGCATCATTTGAAACAACTTCTGGCGGTATATTTAAAGAAGAATGGTTTCAAGTTGATGAAGAACCAGAAGATGGTAACTATGTTATTGCTGTTGATCCTGCTGGGTATGAAGCTGTAGAACAGGAACGCAATTTAAAACGATCTAGATTAGACGAAACAGCTATTGCTATTGTAAAAATAAATAGAGATAAGTGGTGGGTAAAAGATATACTACATGGCCGATGGAATATTAAAGAAACAGCAAAAAAAATTCTTTCATCTGCGATGAAGGTGGAATCATCTACTGTAGGTATAGAAACAGGATCACTCAGAAACGCTATATTACCTTACTTGGAAGATGAAATGAGAACAGAAGGTAGATGGGTTTCTATAATAGAACTTAGACATGGCGGTAAAAAGAAAAACGATAGAATAACTTGGGCGTTACAAGGTAGGATGGAACATGGACAAATTACTTTTAACGAAAAAAAAGAATGGCGAGAATTTACAAACCAATTATTAGATTTTCCTAATAGACTTGCACATGATGACATGCTGGATGCTTTGGCTTATATTGATCAAGTATCAGTTGCAGATTTCGCCCATTCAATAGAATTAGATGATGAATGGAGGCCGATAGATAATGTCGCTGGATATTAACAATTTAACAAGAGAAGAAATGGATGAACTTTTAGCGTACAGTAACGATAAAAGCAATATAATAGAACGCTATGTTGTAGCGTGTCAAATAATAACTAATTTACTGGAACATGAAACAGATGATATATTAGCTGAAGTAGATTGGGATGATACTGTAGATTTAACAATATGTAAATTGCTTATAGATGGGGATATAGTTGTTGAGCCAGAAGAAAGAAAGTTACATTGAAAGGTAAAAATGTGATATAATCGGCACTATTTAGTCCGATTACTATAATATAGCTTATTTATGAATTCAGAAAATAAATATCAAGCATTAGCAGGATGGCTTTCACATAGACTTGACAGTTGGAGAACCCATAGGAATATTAACTACATTCCTATGTGGGATGAATACTACAGATTATGGCGTGGTATTTGGTCTGCTGAAGATAAAACTAGAGCAAATGAAAGATCTAGATTAATATCTCCTGCATTACAACAAGCTGTAGAATCTTCTGTTGCCGAACTAGAAGAAGCTACTTTTGGTCGTGGAAAATGGTTTGACATACAAGATGACATGCTTGATCAAGATCCAAGCGATGCTGAATATGTGCGTAATTTATTACAAGAAGATTTAGAAAAAACAGGTTGTAAAGATGCTATATGTGAAGTATTTTTAAATGGTGCTATATACGGAACAGGTGTTGGAAAAATTGTAGTAAAACAAACTATAGAAAGAGCACCTGCTGAAGTTCCTATAGAAGGAACAATGGCAACTACAAGAGAAGTTGTAGAATATCCTGTTATTGATGTCCATGTAGAGCCTATATCACCTAAAGAATTTCTTATTGATCCTTCAGCTAATTCAATTAATGATGCTTTGGGTGTTGCACACGAGGTTATTAAACCTAGATATCATGTAGTTGAGGGTATTCGATCTGGTATATATAGGGATGTACCTTTAGATGGTGATTATAATACTGCAAAATTTGGTTATGATCCAGAAACTAAGTCTGCTGATGAGTCAGATTCAGTAAAAATATGCGAATATTGGGGATTAGTACCAAAAAGATTTTTAAAAGCTAACAAAGATAAAGATGATTTTGAATATAAAAAATCTGATGAATTAGTTGAAGCAGTTGTAACAATGTGTAATGATGAACACATTTTAAGAGTAGAATAAAACGCTTTTATGATGGAAGATAGGCCGTTTATATCGTATCAACATGACATTGTACCTAACAAATTTTGGGGCAGAGGTGTTTGTGAAAAGGGATATAACCCACAAAAAGCACTAGATGCCGAAATGAGAGCAAGAATTGATTCTCTAGCACTAACTACTACACCTATGATGGCTGCTGATGCAAGTAGATTACCTAGAGGCGTTAAGTTTGAAGTGAGAGCAGGAAAAACTGTTCTGACCAATGGAAATCCACGAGAAGCTATCATGCCTCTCGACATGGGTACTACAGATCCTAATACATTTAATCAGGTTGCCTCACTTCAAAACATGATTCAAATGGGAACTGGTAGTGCTGACTCAGGTGCAGCACAAAATGATACTGCTAGTGGCATGTCAATGATGCAAAGTGCTGCAATTAAAAGGCAAAAGCGTACATTAATGAATTTTCAAAACACATTTTTGATTCCTTTAATAAATAAATGTATGTGGAGAAAGATCCAATTTGATGTAGAAAGATATCCTGTCAACGATTATAAGTTTATTCCATATTCTACAATGGGCATTATGGCTAAAGAGTTAGAAATGACTCAAATGGTACAAATGTTACAAACTATACCTCAAGATTCACCTGCGTTTAATGTTATTCTCTTAGCATTATTCCAAAACTCATCAATACACAATAGAGATCAAATTGTTAATGCTCTTATGCAAGGTGGAGAAGCTAATCCACAAATGGATCAAATGCAACAGATGGGTATGGAACTTGAAATGCAACAACTACAGGCTAATGTACAGAAAACATTGGCAGAAGCTGAAGAAGAAAAAGCAAGAGCAATCAAACACCAAGCTGATGCAATGGCAACACAGCCAAACGAAATAGATATACAGAAAAAAGTTTTAGATTTACAAAAAGAAGCTATTGGACTAGAAAAAAGTGTAGCTGATATTGAAAATACAAGATCAGAAACAGCTAGAAATATACCAGAAGTAGAACATTTAAAATCTGAAACAATATTAAACCTTGCAAAAGCTAGAGCAGCAGGAAACAAGACAAATATTAGCAATACTGTACAATAATAATGGCTAAAACAGATCAACAATTCCTAGAAGATAGATTGGGAATGACTGAAACAAGCGGATGGATTGATCTTGTTACAGATTTAAAAGAATTGGAAGAAAATATTGTTAATCTTAATAATATTAATTCTGAAAAAGACCTTTGGGTAATCAAGGGTCAGTTGCGTATAATAAATTACATTGTTAGTTTAGAAAATGCAACACACCTAGCGTTGGAAGAACTCCAAGACGGAAATCCAACATAATTCAAACTTCATAACCCTGAGAAGGGCGGAGAAAACACAATGAGTGAAAGTATAGTAGTAGATGAAGCACCTTTACATGGTGAGCCAATAACAGAAACACAGGAAGTAGCAACACAAGAGGAACAGACGGAGGAAACTTCACAATCTGAACCTGAAATTCCTACAAAGTATGCTGGCAAATCAATGGCAGAGGTTATTGAAATGCATCAAAATGTTGAACAAGCATTAGGTAAGCAAGGAGCAGAACTTGGAGAACAAAGGAAGCTAATGCAAAGCCTAATTGAAGCACAAAATAAAGCTGCTGAAACTACTCCACCAGAAGAACCTGTAATACAGGAGGATAACTTCTTTGACGATCCAGTAGAAGCTGTGAATAAAGCCATAGAAAACCACCCTGATGTTATAAAGGCAAGAGAAGAAAGAATGGGTAACATGCAGAAGCATAATTTGGAAACTTTAGATAAAGCACATCCAGATTGGCAGAAAACGGTTCAAGATTCTGATTTTCAAAAATTTATAGGTGATAGTGAAACTCGCACAGAAATGTTTAGAAAGGCTGATGTCGAATATAGATCTGATTTAGCTATTGAACTTTTTGATTGGTACTCTCAGACTAAAATGTCTGGTGCAACTCAAGAAGCAGTAGCAGAAGAAAAAGCTAAAATTGAAACAGCTATGAAAAAAACAACTGGCGAAACTAGATCATCTGGAGAGTCTGTAGGTGGAAAGAAAGTTTACCGTAGAGCAGATTTAATCAATCTACAGGTAACAGATCCTAACCGATATGCAACACTTGCTGATGAAATTCAGGAAGCATATGCAGAAGGTAGGGTTAAATAATATAATACTATAACAGGAGAAGTAAAATGGCTTTGGGTTCAAACCAAGTAACGACTTCAGTAGCTAATAACTTCATCCCCGAATTGTGGAGCGATGAAGTAATAGGTGCATATAAGTCAAATCTCGTGGTTGCTAACTTAGTAACTAAACTATCTCACAAAGGAAAAAAGGGTGACACTATTTATATCCCAGTTCCAGCGAGAGGAAGTGCAAGTGCTAAAGCAGCAAACACACAAGTAACATTATCAGCGGCAACTAATACTGCTGTAACTGTGTCTATCAACAAGCACTACGAATACTCAAAATTAATTGAGGATATCGCAGAGGTTCAGGCGCTCGCGAGCATGCGAAAATTTTACACAGATGATGCTGGTTATGCTCTTGCCAAGCAAGTTGATACTGATCTTTTTGCTCTTACAGAAGGGTTTCAAGGTGGTACAGTAGGTGGTGCAGCAGCAGCATCTTTTGAAAAAGCAGTAATTGGTTCTAATGGTAGCACAGACTACACAGGAAACTCATCTAACGCTGCTGACATTACAGATGCAGGTATTCGTAGAATGCTTTTGACTCTGGATGATGCAGAT